TATTCAGATTATTATCAATACAGCGGTTATGGCTAGAGATTTAAAAACACAAATGTTTGGCTTTTTCCCGACTGATATTAGAAAGTTTAAAGGTACAAGTCCATTTTGCTTAAATGGGTGGGTAGATGGTTGCGTTGGAGTTATAGGTAAAAGTTTAAAGTTTCGTGATGATAAATTTAAGGTTGATATTGATTTTGTATTGCAAAACTTGTTAAAAAACAGGGTGATATTTCAGGATACACGGTATCATTTTAATAACAATAGGGATTTTAATGCCGGTGGGAACGCTAAATTTCGTACAGATGAAAGCTTTAAAAAATCGCTTGATACATTGAAAGAGAAATGGGGTGAGTGCATTAAGGTAACAAACCATAAGAATAAACCGTCTATGAAATTGAATGTAGAAAGAAAGCAACATATTACTTATGAAAAATAATAAAAAAAATTAAAATTTTATAGTAATTAGTATTCCATTTTAGTATAAACTATGATATAATAGGATATAGAAAGAAAGAAAGAAGGGAAAGTTAAAATGGAATTAAAAACTAAAAGAGGCTATGACTTATATGTTGTGGCTTCAGCTTTACAGAAATCAATCAGACGGTCAGATTTTAAATTAGCCGGTTATATGGCATTAGAGTTGTTTGCATCGGGATATGGAAACTATGCTTGGAAAAGATTGCTAACGGTATCGGCTGAGGATTGTTATGGAATTGTTACCAAAGAAATAAAGGCGTTGCATGATTCTTATTTATTTATCAACAAAGGAAAGAAGGCGAAAGACCACAAGGGAAGAATTTTTATATCAAAAGCAGTTATTATTTTGTGTGAATGTTTGAAATCGAGAGATGCAGATATTTTACAAAATTTTGTTTATGACAAAAAATTTAGTATCTCAGATGAAGAAATAGAGCAAGTTTTTGACGAGGTACGTGAACAGGAAAAAGTTGAAATACCAGAATATGTGTATGATGTTCATACGCTGAAGGGTAAACGTTCAGGTAAGACAAAAGAACAATTTTTCATTGAAGAAGAAGAAGCATTAAAGCCGAAACCTGAGCAACAGTCTTTGTTTGACCAGATTGATTATTTTAATTTAAATAAGTACAAAAAAGCGAGATAGAAAACATCTCGCTTTAATGCGTTGAAGGATAGGAATAAAAAAATGTTCAGAGGGAGTAAAAAATGGCTAGACCAAAGAAACAAATCGACAAAAGGATGTTTGAACGGTTGTGTTCAATACAGTGTACCAAAGATGAAATGTGTAATGTATTTGAGTGTGATGAAAAAACCTTGACCAGATGGTGTAAAGAAACTTATGGTTTAAGTTTTTCCGATGCTTTTAAAAAGGAATCTGCAGGTGGAAAAATATCGTTAAGACGTAATCAATTTAGAATGTCTGAAAACAACGTGACTATGGCGATCTGGTTGGGCAAACAATACTTGGGGCAAAGAGATAAGGCTCCTGAAAAAACCGAAAAGGATATGGAAGAACAGAACGCTAGAATTCAGAAGTTAAGAAAAGAAATCGAACAGCTTGATGAAAATGCAGATGGGCAATTGACAGAGCTATTACAAGCGGTTAGAAATGTTAAGTGAAAAACAAAAGAAGTTTGTAAAGGTATTTAAGCACGGAGAATTAAAAAGAATCAATCTTTTGGAAGGGTCAGTACGTTCGGGAAAGACTTGGATTAGCCTTTTTGTTTGGGCTTTATGGGTGGCAACCATGCCAGCTGATGGTGCTTATTTGATGGTAGCAAAGACACTTACAGCGTTGAACCGAAACTGTTTAAATTTACTCGTTTCACTTGTAGGTTCAAAAAACTTTGTATATTCGCTATCCAAAAAAGAAGGACAATTGTTTGGACGCCTTATTTATTTGGAAGGAGTTAGTGATGTAAGGGCAGAAAGTAAGATACGAGGTATGACACTTACAGGAGCCTATTGCGATGAAGCAACGCTATTTAACGAAGAATTTTTTGCTATGCTTTTGTCAAGACTATCTGAAAAGGGTGCAAAGGTATTTGCAACAACGAATCCAGATAGCCCCAACCATTGGTTGATGAAAAAATATATCGAACGTAAAGATGAGCTTGATATCTTTATTATGAAGTTTTTAATTGATGACAATACATTCTTAGACCCTGAGTACGTAAAACAGCTTAAAATTGAATATACAGGCGTTTTCTATGATAGATTTATTTTAGGATTGTGGAGAGTTGCAGATGGTGTTATCTTTAGACAGTTTTCAGATGACCCTGAACGGTTCATTTTAGATAAAGTTCCAGAAGATACAAAGTTAAGACACATTATGATAGGAGTCGATTATGGCGGAAATAAATCGGCAACAACTTTTGTAGCGACCGGTTATGTTGGAAACTATCAAAAATTAATTGTTGTTGCAGATTACAAGGTTAAAGGTGGTAAAGGTACCATTAATCCAGACCGTATGAATTTGGAGTTTATTCAATTTGTACAAAGGGTTCAAGAAGAAAACAAAGGTGTGCCAATCCTTTATGCTTTTTGTGATAATGAAGCACAAACTTTAATCAATGGTATGAGAGTTGCAGTGTTGAAGGCTAAACTTACAGTACGAGTAGTAGACTGCTTTAAAGCTCCTATAAAAGAAAGAATTTACACGTTAAACGGGCTGATGAATACAGGACGTTTTTTTGTGCTGAGGGGTTGTAAGAATGTTATAAACAGCTTGCAAGAACAGGTATGGGATAGTAAAAAAGAAGAAGACATCAGGCTTGATGATGGAACGTGTGATATTGATACGACCGATGCACTTGAATACAGCTTCAGCAAGTTTATTAAGGCGTTTGCGTTGGCGAGTTTAGATAGAAAGAAGGGGTGAAAAATTGATAAACAGACAATTAGCGGAGTATATTCGTAATCATTATGGGTATGATGTTAACACAAATTATTACAGCAAGATAACTGAGTGGGAATCATGGTGGCGTGGGTTTTACCAAAAGTTTCATGAATACAAGTTCAATAACGGGACAAGAATCATGACAAAGAAACTATTCACGCTGAAGATGGCGAAGAAAGTATCTGAAGATTGGGCATCACTTTTGTTAAACGAGAAGACGGACATTATTGTTAATGACAGCTACACGTCTAAATTTTTACAAGGCGAAAAGGGTGACGGGGGTGTTCTTGGGTTCAATGACTTCAGACAACAAGGTAATGCGTTGATTGAAAAAGTTTTTGCTCTTGGAACTGGTGCGATCACAATTAGGGTTCTTGATGCCAAAGCAACAGAAAGTGGAAATATTTTACAGAATTCTGATGCAAAAATAAAGTTAAATTATGTAGAGGCAAACAAGATCATTCCGTTGAGTTGGGATAACGGTGATATAAAAGAAGTAGCGTTTGCATCGAGGAAGATGATTAAAGGGAAACCTTTTGTTTATTTGGAAGTACATTTGCTTGATGAAAGTAAACAATATGTTATTGAAAATCATTATTTTGACGTAAAAACGGGCTTTAAAGAAGTTCCTCTACCAAAAGGAATGGTTCCAAAATTCTATACAGGTTCTGAAGTGCCTCTATTTGCTATATTTAAACCAAACATCGTGAATCCTGTTAAGGGGTGCGGTGCATTTGGGTTCTCTATATATGGTGACGCTTTGGATAATCTAAAAGGGGTTGATATTGCCTTTAATAACTTTAATGGCGATTTTAATTTAGGTGGAAAAAAAGTGTTTATGAACAAAAGTTTGCTTGCAATGTCTGATGAAGGAAGGCGAATTCCGCCAGATGAAATCAATCAGCAGTTATTTACATATGTTGGCGATGGAATGCAAGAAGGACAGTTGATTCAAGAGTTTAATCCGCTTTTGCGGGTTGAGGAAAACATAAAAGGAATACAGGCACAATTAGATTATTTAAGCTTTAAAGTCGGGTTCGGGACTAAACACTATCAGTTTAATTTATCGAGCTCAGGGAGCGGACAGGTGACAGCTACACAGTACACAGGCGATAGACAGGATTTAATCCAGAACCTTAGTAAACATTACATTTCAATAAAAGGTGGACTGATTCAATTAATGCGTGGAATTTTGACCATTAGTCAAAAGACGATTGATTCTAAAGTTAAGGCAGACGCAGAAATTACGATTAATTTTGACGATAGCTATATTGTGGATAAAGATGCGGTGCTTGCCTCTATGCAACAGGACGTTGCTAGTGGTTTGATTAGACCTGAAATATATCTTGCAAAAAAATATGGAATCACCGAAAAAGAAGCGTTAAAGTTAATGCCAGATTCAGACAGTTTAATTACAGAATCTAAAGTTGATAAGGCTAATCCTGAAGTTGGTGAAAAGCAAGCCGATAAAAGGAATGAGGACGCCTAATGTTATCACCTGAATATATCGACACGATTCCAGACTATTTTGTTGACTTGTTTCAGGACTTAGAGGCGTTTGTAATCTCAGACTTTGCAAAGAAGGTTGCTAAAGCCGGCACCATTACAAGTAGTGCTGAATGGCAAGCCATGAGGGCGAAAGAAATCGGAATGTCTATGGCTGATTTAGACAAAGAACTTAAAAAAGTAACAAAGTTATCGCAGAAAGAGATTGACGGTATCGTTGAAGAAGTGGCAAAAACGTCCCTTAAAAATGATTCACATTTATACGAGAGTAAAAACAAATTAGTGCCTAGTCTGGAAGATTCGGAAACACTGCAAAAATATGTTCAGTCGGCTAAGGAGCAAACGAGTGGTGACTTGTTTAATATGACACAATCGCTTGGATTTGCTAGAGTAATTAACGGTAAAATTGAATACTTGCCAACGTATGAATTTTATAACAAGGCTTTGGATTTAGCTCAGTTTCAGGTTTCCACAGGTATCTTGGATTATAATAAAGCCACGCAGAACGCAATAAAGACGATTGCTGAAAGTGGTTTACGGTGGATTGATTATGAATCAGGCGTGCATAATCGTATTGATGTTGCAGTTAAAAGAGCGGTGCGAACAGGTGTGAATCAGATGTCCTCTAAGATGAATGATTATGTTGTTGACGATTTAGGAGCCGATTATGTAGAAGTAACCGCTCATGAAGGAGCAAGGCCAGACCATGCAGAGTGGCAAGGTAGAATATTTAAGGTTGTTGGACATGATGACAAGTATCCTAATCTTGCAGAGGTAACGGGACTTGGAACAGGTGGTGGCTTGTGTGGTTGGAATTGCAGACATAATTATTATGCTTTTTTTCCAGAGTTTTCTACTCCTACCTATTCAGACAAGGAACTCAAAAACATTGACAACCCACCTTTTGAATACAAAGGCAAGACTTATACGCATTACGAGGCTACACAGAAGCAAAGGCAAATTGAAACCGCCATACGAAAAACAGAGAATGAGCTTATAGGTTATGATGCTTCTGGAAATACAAAAGCTTTTGATACGGCTAGTATAAAATTGCAGAGGCAGAAAGAAGCATATAGAGATTTTACAAAAAGTGCAAATTTGAAGTTGCAACCTGAACGATATGAGGTGAATGGCTTTACTCGTTCGATAAAACGGAAAAGCACAATTGCCGGAAAGAAAACAGTTGCAAAAACCACAAAAAGTGATATAATAAAAAGTAAGAAGAAGGTTGAAAAAGTTGATAGTTAAAAAGAATTTTATAAATATTTAGAAAGGAGATTTGAAAAAGAATAAAAATTATTGTTTAATGGTTATGTTTCGACCTTGCAAATGTCGTAAAACTTTAGGCAACCGTGAGAGCGAACTCGTACAAAAGCGTAAGGAAGAAAGGAAGAGAATGAAAAGAGATTTTTTAGAAGGCTTAAAACTTGACAAAGAAGTAATTGATAAAATTATGGCAGAAAATGGGCGAGATATTGAGAAATACAAAGCCGATGTAGCAAAGAATGAAGATACACTAAAGGGGGTTAAAAAGCAGTTAGAGGACGCAAATAAGGCGATTAAGGACTTTAAGGATATGGATATTGAAGGAATCAAACAGGCGTCTGAAGACTGGAAGGAAAAGTATAAAAAAGAAACTGAAAATCTAAAGAATCAGATAAAGGAAAAAGAGTACAATAGTGCAGTTGATTCTTTTTTGAGCAATTACAAATTTACTTCAGACCTTGCAAAGAAAGCCGTTTTTTCTGAACTAAAAGAAAAAGAGTTCAAGTTCGAAGATGGTAAACTTTTAGGTGCTGAAGATTATATTAAGAGTATTAAAGAGTCTAATCCAACAGCTTTTGAAGACGCTGAAGGAACGGGAGCAACCCATGTTGACACAGGTGGCGGACATGATGACGACGGGTTCATGGGTGACAAGTTTATTGAGAGCATGATGAAGGGCGCCGGACTAGAGCCGGAGCAAGAAGCAAAATAAAAAGGAGAGAAATACATGGCGAATAGTTTAGAATTAGCACAGAAATTTGTGCCTATTATTGATGGAATTTACAAGAAAGCCGGTTTAACTGAAGGCATGGACACGTCCACTAAATTAGATTTTAGCGGTACGAATGAAGTTAAGGTCTTGAAAGTTAGTACAACTGGTCTTGGCGATTATAGCAGAACAAATGGTTATCCTTCTGGCGACATTACAGCGTCTTGGGAAACTATTAAACTTGAAACAGAGCGTGCGAAAGAATTTTCAATTGACAGAATGGACAACGAAGAAACGCTTGGTCTTGTATTTGGTGAAGTCACAGGAACTTTTATGAAAGAGTTCGTCGTACCTGAATTAGATGCCTACCGCTTTGCAAAATATGCAAGTGCAACAGGGATTTCGACCGCAACATCTGTAATCTTGACAGCGTCTGATATTCTTGACGCAATTGATGAAGCAGTTCGCCAGATGGACGAAGACGAAGTTCCAAACGAGGGCAGACGGTTATTTATCAACAGTGATTTAAAGCCTATTTTAAATTCAGCGTTAACAAGACGATTTGGTTCAGATGGAACTGTAAATACGGTATTGAGTGGATATAATGATATGCCAATTACTTATGTACCTAAAAAGCGTTTTTATACTGGTGTTGATTTGAACGACGGTTCAGCAAATTGGGGATATGCAAAGGCAGTCGCTGCACAAGAAATTAATTTTATGATTGTATATCCTAAATCTATTTTACAGACCAAAAAATTTGCATTGCCTAAGATTTTCACACCAGACGAAAACCAAACAAAAGATGCTTGGAAGTTCCAATTCCGTTTGTATCATGACGCTTATGTTTATGAAAATAAAGCAAAAGGTGTTTATGTGAGTCCTAAAGCCACAGCATAAAGAAGGGAGAAAGCATGACATCTTACATTGATTATTCTTATTATTTGGACACGTTCGGCGGAACTTTGGTGGATAATGACAAAGAATTTTATCGTTTTTCTCTTTTAGCAAGCACCTATATTGATGCAATTACAAATATTGAAATTGATGCAGAAAACGTTGATGAAGTAATTAAAATGGCAACATGCTCTGTTATTGATGAATTGAAAAAACAAGAGATGCCAGAGATTGCAAGTCAAAGCGTGGGCAAAGAATCGCTCTCATTTTCGACCACAAACAAAACAAAATATAAAAAGTTGTATGAATCGGCTGAAAAGTGGCTTTTGAACACAAATTATTTGTATATGGGGGTGTAAGATGTCTATTTTTTATAACGCAAATATAACTTTTTATAACAAGTGTTTCGATGAAGAAACAGAGAAAGACGTATATATCAGACACTATTTGTATGGTGTATCTTGGCAAAGTCGCAGAGCTATTACGAATAGTGACAAAGGGGTTGTTACAAACAATTATGCTGATATTTTTATAAAAGATTGTAAAGATATTAAGGAAAAATATTTAAAACCTAAAGAGTGGTTGAATAGTTCAAACAAAGATTATTTTTTTACATTTAAGGTTGGCGATGTTATTGTAAAAGGATTAACAGCTTTTGAGTTTGGAACATTGAAAGAGCTTAAAACTCTTTGTGATGATGTGATGATTATTACGAGTATCGAGGATTCGCTTGATACAAGTATTCCACATATTCAGATAGGAGCGAAGTAATGGCAGAAGTAAAAGTTAACATTGATGACACGAGTATCATTTTGGAAAACAGGGGGCTTGGTGAAAATGGACGGGTTCGGAAATTTTTTACGCATGAAGTCAGAAGGCTAAGTGATAAATATGTACCTTTTAGATTAGGTGACCTGAAGAATACAGCTATTGAAAAAACGAGTGAGATCCAATATGTACAACCTTATGCCAGAAGGCAGTGGTATGAG